ATTATCATAATTTTTCTTTCAGGATCTTTAAAGAGAGTCCAGAGGACGAAAGCTCCTGTGATCCAACTCTTTCCAACGCCACGGAAAGCTTGAATTTGAAGACGCTTAGGCCCATGCTGAAGATAGTCTGCGATTGCATATTGAGCTCGGGTAGGGGATGGTAAGTCAAGTTGTTCCCACAAAGCTTGTAGGAACAGTTTAAAGTCGTCTTGGAGAGCGTCTATTACACTGTCCATTTAGTATTAGGATGAGAAGGTTTAGGATTCTTTCTTTGCTCTATAGCTTCCTTTTCTAGTTTTTTTATTATATTTTTTAATTGTGTAGGAGTTAAGGATGCTAATTTATCTTTCTTCTTGGCCATTTAAATCGCCTCCAAGGGGGTTGTAATGTGTTTCATAGGGTTAGGGTTGGTTAAGGCATTTTAATCGTCTGTAAGACCTTACGATTAGCAGATTGAGCTGCTGCATGAGATGCTGGTATTTGATATCCCATTCTAACTAATTCTTCGTCTACTGCACCTTGAACATGTTCCATAAATCCACGTAAGATTTTAAAACGTTCTTCTATAGACTTACCTGAATATAATTTTTCCATTACTTTACGCGCCTTAGCACCTTCAATACCACTTTCTCTCATAAAGGCATGTATTTTTTTATGGTCACCTCTAATCATTTTTATCAGATTAGCTTTATTATCACCAAACATCCAACCAGATTTACGTACTAATCCTGTTAATTCTTTAGCTTCCTGTGTACTCAAACCTACATAAGCTGATGATTTATCTATTATAGAATTCCAATGATGAATCTCATCACCTTTTTTTACTAGTAATTCAACTTTATTAGTTTTAGCATTATACTTTGTAAAAGCTGTTTCACCTGGTCCTACTGATTGCTGTTCTGTTAAGAGTGTTCTTTTGCCTCCTCTTTGTCTACGACTCCACTGACCAGGCATATACGGTTTAGTAGGATCTTTGGTATTATATTGTAAAGCTATAGGTTCACCAGTACGGTTATCAATCCAAAAAGGTTCATCACCTAAAAGCTGTTTTTTAGCATCCTCAAAAGACATACCTTTATCTTGTAATTCTAAAAGTTCTGATTTTAATTGTTTTCTATCCATTTTAAAACCACTATCTTTTAATGTCTTTCTTCTTATCAATTCATCTGGATCTATATCAGCAGAAAGTTTCTTACCAAGTTTTTGACGTTCGATGATTTTAGCATTAGCACTCTCAGCTTGTTCATGTATTTTACCTAAACGTCTTCTAGCTGTTTTATTAGCTGTTGAAGCTGTTAGTGCATCATCCCATACACTAGGTTCAGGAATAACATCAGTTGCATGTGCAAAAGCATGACGACCTTTAGTGATATCATCTACTTCTAATCCATATCCTAACTTCCTCAGCTTTCTAATCTGCTTAGTTGCTTTACCAACCTGTGCTACCTTGCTTAAACCTTTAGTACCGATAGCTTCTGGTAGAAAACTACCTAAGAAGCCACCTAGTTCTTCATTAACACCTAGTGCTCTAGCTCCAGTTCTACCTAGTCTAGCACCTTGTTCACTAGACCAATTCATAAAACGTAGAGCAGTGCCAGCAGCTGAACGTAAACCTAGTTCACCTTCTTCAGACCGACTTTCCCAGTCAGCCATAGCACTACCTGCACCTTCAACCCCACGACCCATAAGACGTAAGGCATCATCAGTCCAAGTATCAGGATCTTCTTCAGCCCATTCTTGTAGCTGACCAACAGCTCTACCGGCTAAATCTTTAGCACCTTCTACTAAGTTAGTACCCCAAGGTACATAACCATCATCTTTAGTTAGTTGGTTTTGACTGCGTCTTTCAATCTCTTCCCAGTCATCTAGTGTATCGAAATAATTTATAGCACTCATGCGTTCATCCACCACTGATCTAAATCATTAACATTTGAGCCAGTTATACCTCCCATTCTTCCACCTTTGAAGGATGGTGACCTATTAGAAGTCTGTACTTGTCCGCCAGTAGGCGTGCTTAATGCACTAACTATGTTTGCAATGGCATTTAACTTTCCACCCATACTCTTAAGTGTATTTGTTCCCTTTCCACTTATAATATTACTTAAGTCAGGTCCTTCTGTATTAAATACTGGATCCTTAGCACCAGGTTGTGCTTTATAGATGTCTGCTCCGAAACCTCCAAGTTTTTCAGGTATCTTTATACCTTTAGGTAGCTTTGCCTTAGGATCAAAAGCCGCTGAGCCTGTATATAGATTTGGATTAGAACCTAGTGAAACCTTCATATCCTTATCTATTTGTTCAGTTAAGTCTCCTCTTGTATCAACACTTTTTAGTCCTCCAGTTCTACCATGGCTTTTACGCCAATCTCTATGATCTATAGTTTTCTGTGCTAACTCTTCTGGTTTCCATCCCCCTTCTATTAATTTCCTTTGTATTAAAGAAGGTTTAGATTTATATTGTTTTGTTAATGTCTCTAAATCAGTTAGTTTTGTTTTCTCTAAATCAGTTGGGGTTGTTTCTGATGTTGAGCGAGTGTCTATATTATTATCGGAAGATGTTGATCCAGTATCTGCTTGGGTTGCTAATCTATCTCGATCTGTTATGAACTTTTCTAAAACTCTTTCGGATTCAATATTATGATCCTCTTGACTTTTAACATAAGGTGTATCAATGCCTAAAGACTTAGATATCTCACTTCTTCTTTCAGGATGTTTATTCCAAATTTGTTGAGCATTTTCTAATGATTCAATTTGCCTAGCTTTGGCACCTTTTAACATGTTTACATATTGACCTCTATTCATAGCGGTCTTAGGCATATTATCTATTATACGCTCTAACCTAGGTATATTACTTAAAGCTTTTGATTGTTCTGTGCCAATATTCTCAATAGATCTAGTAGTTCTATCGCTAGCTTCTTGTTTAATATCTTTTATTCTAATTTTAGCAGATCTTATTTGATGCTTGTGGTAATCATTTGGTTTTTTTATTTTCAGAAGATCTTCTAAACGTGTCTCCCAACGTTGTAGTTTAGAAGGGGGCTTCTTCTTCTTATCCTCATCATCAATCATTTACGCTTTCCCCCTGTTTCTCGCTCGGTTTTTGCTTTGTCCTTCGAGCTTGGTGCCACCGCCTTGTTGATGCGAGACATCCAGCTTATCTCCATTCCCATACGTATTCCTCCTACGGTTTTCAGCGTTAAGTGCAGCCCTTTTCTTTTTCTGAGCTGGTTTTTTATTATATTCACGCTGATAATCTTGCTTAATTTTAAGCGCATTAGCGTGAGATGTATAGTAATCAGTACTTTTGCTTGCCATATAGCCTCTGTTGTACTAGTTCTGGATGTACTTTTGGCATTACTTTGCTTAATTTATCTAAGGCGCTACCATCTAAGGCAACTCCAGTGACATCATTTGTCTTCAGCCAGTCACAAGCTGCTTTAAGTTCATGGGCAGAAGCCTCACCACTCTTGACTCTCTTAAGAAACTCAAGGGTGACAAGGTTATGAAGCTCATTGAACTTCTCTTCTGTTGCTTTTTTCATACTGTAAAACCAGGATCTTTTTCCTCTTTGATTGTTTTCAACTGACGCTTGGTAAAACCTTTAGGAATCTTTCTTTCTGGTTTTAAAGTTTTCGTTTCTGGATCATAGTTATAAGTTACACCAGGTTTCATAGTGTCAATTCTCTCCTAGTAGTTTTTCTTTTATCAGTTTTACAGCTTGATCGTCCACTTTATTATCAGTTCTAGCTGCAGCAACGGCTAATAGATCAACTATCAGGTTTTTAACTGCAGAAGTTTGGACGAAAGCGATTAAGAGTGGCTTAATTAGGGTGATCATCATAATTAGTGGTGTTTACTTTTACTTTAATTGGTTGTAAGACTATAGGTACGACATCATGACATAGATGTTCGAATGAAGAACCTTCACGTAAGGTGAAACCTTTCTTTAAAAGCTCTGCACATCTAGAAACTCTAGTGAGTTCGTACTCTAATCTAAGTGTTTCTTCTAACCTGATAGCCATAGACTTACATTGTTCTGTTAAACTACCATTTAGAGGCACCATGAAATTTAATTGAGCTCCATAGTTCCATCCTCTAGCATAGCTTTCAGGATCGTAAGGCTTATTCTCGCTAGCAAGCCAGAAAGGGGAGAAAGTCATAGTAGGTCCATTACAGGATACCGACAGTTTCCCCATTGTCTGCCTACTTGGGGCACCATTATTCTGGAATTGCACTGCTTGATTGGTCACATTGCCTGTTGCAGTGCTACTAGGTGCCGCATTATTATACGTATCATCCGCAGCTCTAACAGGTAACCCTATTGTGAGAAGGTAGATAAGGATGTAGTAGTAGCATTGGTTGTTATTGTTCTTGTTATATCGATTTGTTCTACCAGAGCGTCTGCTACTCTGTCTACTGTTTCTAATTGGAAGTCTGCTCCAGCTGTTGTCACTGCAAAGGTTGTGTTGGAATCTCTTATAGCTCCTGAAGGGGTTACATTTGTACCACTCCAGTGCTTGTATTCGCCACCATAAACCTTTTGAGTGATGGTTTCGTTTACCGTTTGAGTTGTAGTTGTAGTTGCGTTCATGCTTCCCTGGGTGAACTGGGGCGTTATTGTATTTGCTCTTGCTACCGAGGGTGTTAGCAGTAAGAAGAGTATTAACCATCGTTTCATTCTTCTTTCTTTTTAGCCATAGGACAATTTACGGGTGTATTTCCCTTACCTTTAGAATTAGATGTGTTCAATCCAAAAGTAGCAAGTGCACCAGTGAACACACTGGCAACGAACGTGATATCGCCACTTGATCCTTTCTTAATCATCGGTAATTCTACGTAGTTAAGGGTTATAATAAAGCCAGCCCAGACAACAACTCCTAACCGTACAAATGTACCTAGGATTTGTATCTGTTCTTCCTTATCATCTATTCCATCTTTTAATTTATCCAGAAGATTCTTCTTTTGTGGTGTCTCCATTGGTGAATTTCTTTTGTATTCGTTTTGCAAGTTGCATTATGATAGGTTTAAATATCTTTACACATTGCTTAAAAAGACTGGTGGCTGTCAAAGTAGCCGCAACCGAGATAGCAGCAGTCGTAGCTGCTGTAACCATTATCTCTTCTTCTGGTACCGGCATCCTATAGTTTGTAAAAGGTATATCTACCTTCTTAGGTTGTGGTTTATTAGCATTAGCATCTTCTTCTTCTGAGGTAACACCTTCAGGTGGTTCCAATTGACCTGGACCTACATACATAGGTAGATACGTTGGTATCTCACCTGATGGTGCATCCAATTCAGGACGCGGTAGTTCTGTTGGACCTATTATTATTGGATTAGGTAATTTATATCCAGGTACAATTGGTGGCTCAGACATTAACTAGAGACCTCTTGCAGAGCACCAAGCATTAACTTCAGCTGTTACTTGAGTGGTAGTTAAAGCAGCTACAGTATCATCAGGACCTAATACACTTATAGGGTATCTAGAATGAATATCTAATACTTTTGTAATCATTTGAGACTTAGTATATTTAGTAGCAGTATTAGGTATAGAAGCTTCATTCACTGTAGAGTATCCAATAAACTTATTATTATCTGGATCTTTGTAATAACCACCGTCTTCCATCCAAGATGAGGCTCTACCATTCTCAAGTGTGTAATCGTAAATCATTAGTTTCTCGCTGATTGTTTCATCATATCATACATATAATCTTTATTAACGAAGTCTGCTTTACCAAATAATCTTTCAGCAGTTTTATCTACATTCTTGTGATATTTATTGCCCATTTCATCTAAAAAATCTTCTAAGTCATTTGCATGAAGAAACTCATTTCGTTCAATACGTTCATTTACATTATTAATATAAGTACTCACTTCTGTAAAGCAAATCTGTGGATGAATACCCATCTGTTGACAGTATTCAATAGTAGCAGGTTGTGCTCTTCCTACTTGAAGTAAGTCGCGATACATTAATTCATATGCTCTTCGTACATGATGTCGTTTCTCTTCTTTCTCAAAAGCAACTTCATCCCAATCTTCAATATTATTTACCTTTTTTATATTGTTATAAGCGTCAATTAAAGTAGCAATATCTCCAAATGAGCCATTGATGCCGTTTTCTAATGAAGATAATACAATACATTTATGACGATATGCAGCAGCATCTACTGGATCAGTTGAATCTTTTAATCTTTCTATTTCTGATAAAGTCTCTGCATAAGTAAACTGAGCTTCTGCTAATGCAGATTTTCTTTTCTCAGTTTCAGCTAGAATTTGCCGAAGCAGACGATAAGGTGAATGACCATTGAGCATGGTCAAACTCATCAAAGATAATGTAGTTTGACTATTTCTACTTCCAAATGCTCTTGTTTTCTCTAAAAGTTCAGGAAGATATTTATTAACTTTCTCAACTGATTTCTCATTAATATTATTACTTGGAATAATGAATCCAATAGTTTCTTGTTTAGTAAGTTTAGTCATAAATGTTTGGGTAGATTAATCACCTGAAGCACCACCAGCACCGTGACGACCTTGTGATAGGTCACCAAAATCGGTAGCATCGCCAGTAGTTTGAATAGTAATTTTATCAATAGTAACGTCTTGACTGGTACCACCAGCAACACAAGCTTTAGTACCGTCTGTAACAGCACCACAAGAACTTCTGGCTGATGTTAAGTCACCAAAGTCAGAGGCATCTCCTTCTGTTCCAATTGTAATATAACCTATCGTTTCTTTGTCAGACGAACCACCACCAGCAATAACACCTCGAGTGTTGTCAGCAGTAGCTGTACATGAATGTTGAGTATGTGTTAAATTACCGAAGTCAGTTGCATCACTAGTAGTTGCGATTAAAACGAAGTCCATAGTATCACTAGAACCACTACCCCAACCACCAACAAATACACCTCTTATACCATTATCACAGCCATATAAAGCGTGTCTGGCTTCTGTCAGAACACCAAAATCTGTTGAATCACTAGTGCTAGCAATTGTTATATAGTGAATTTCATTCTTATTTCCCCCTCCGTATCCACCAGCAAATAAGCCACGAGTACCGTTACCGCAGCCACCACAGCTCGAAGGAGCAAAAGTGAGATCACCGAAATCTGTTCCATCGCCTGTGGTTCCTATTGTTACATAATCCATATCTGAAGTACCACCAGCACCTCCAGCCCATACACCACGAGTACTATTACTAACAGCTGCAGTACGACTTCTGCCATTATTTAAATCGCCAAAATCTGAAGCATCTGCTGTTGAAGCACCGATATTTGCATAGTCAATCGTATTGACGTAAGTACTGGTATAACCACCAGCCCATACACCACGATCTCCACTTCTATTACCTACGTCAATGAAAGGAGCAATAGCGTCTTTTGGTACTTGAGCATATAGCATCTGCTGAATAGGAGGCGTCATGTCACGTCTCCTCCAGTAATTACACAGACACTAGTAGTTATAAATAGAATTGTAGCAACACATCGTTGACCAAGTGTTACACTACCATTATCCCCATCGCCATCTCCAAGATACATAGTAACGCCACTACCTTGAGTAATAGTTCTATCACCAGTACTGTTATTATAAATAGTAACCATATCACCAACACTAAATATAGAGTTAGGTACTGTTACTGTTCCTGTACTATTAATAAATTTACCAGCATCTGTAGCGACTAAAGTGTAAGAACCTTGTGCATTCTCAGGTATATTTGGAACTCTACCTTTAAATACAGTTGCTGTAACTGTTCCTGTACTAGGATTATAGTGTAAATCTCCATCAGATTCTAGTCCTACATTACCTGTAGCAGAAGCATTTTCAATGAAAGTAATAAGATTATTCTCATTATCGCTTTCGTTATCTGCTACAGACACATGGTTAGCATTAGTTGCAGTAGTAGAAGTAATAGCACTGTCTGATGATACTCCACCGATATAAGTTTGAAGTGTCGCACCGTTGACTGTATAAGCATCAGCCTCTAGTGTACCATCAAAATCTCCATCATTTGCGTCTATATCACCTTTAAATACAGTTGCTGTAACAGTACCTGAACTAGGATTATAAGTAAATGTACCGTCAAATTCTAAACCAACATTACCAGTATTAGTGGTAGCATCTTCAACAAATGTTATAAGATTCTCTTCGTTAGTACTTTCATTATCAGTTACAAGTACATGAGATGCATTCGTTGCATCATCAATACTACCTGTTACATTACCAGCGAATGTAGGAGCTGTAACAGTTCCTGTACTAGGATTATAATGGAAGTTGCCATCGAATTCTAAACCTACATTACCTGTGTTTGTATTTGCATCTTCAACGAATGTAATTAAGTTATTCTCATTAGTGCTTTCATTATCTGTTACTAATACGTGTGATGAATTAGTTGAACTAACAGCACTATCTGATGATACTCCGCCGATATAAGTTTGCAGTGTAGCACCATTAACGGTGATAGCATCTGCTTCTAGTGTACCGTCGAAATCTCCATTATTAGCATCTACATCACCTACTAAATTACCAGTAAAGGTTGTAGCTGTTACATTACCAGAGCTAGGATTATAAGTAAAGGTTCCATCAAATTCTAGCCCAACGTTACCTGTATTAGTTTCAGCATTCTCGACAAAAGTGATTAAATTATTCTCATTAGTACTTTCGTTATCAGTTACAGTAACATGAGTTGAGTTAGTAGCAGTAGTAGCACTAACTGCACTATCTGTTGAAACCCCTCCAATATAAGTTTGTAAGGTTGCTCCATTAACAGTTATAGCATCAGCTTCTAATGTACCATCAAAGTCACCGTTATTTGCATCAATATCTCCTTTAAAGGTAGTAGCAGTTACTGTACCAGTACTTGGGTTATAATGAAAGTCTCCATCAAATTCTAGTCCAACGTTACCTGTATTAGTATTAGCATCTTCTACGAAAGTAATCAAGTTATTCTCATTTGTACTTTCGTTATCTGTAACTCTAACATGAAGGCCAGCGTCAGATGAAACTGTTCCTATGTAAGTCTGTAGAGTAGCACCGTTAACAGTATAGGCATCGGCTTCTAAAGTCCCATCAAAGTCTCCATCAACAGCATCTATATTACCTTTAAATACCGTAGCTGTTACTGTACCTGTACTTGGATTGTAATGGAAATCTCCATCCATCTCCAATCCTACATTACCAGTATTAGTGGTAGCATCTTCAACGAATGTAATTAAGTTATTTTCGTTAGTACTTTCGTTATCTGTAGATGTAACGTGAGTTGAATTTACTACTTCATCAGACCATATTAGTAAATCACCTGTAACCGCACCTGCTCTAAGTATCTGATTAACTGCTGGTGGTGCAGCTGGTAATGATAAAGTATAACTATCTGAAGTACCTTTATCTGTTGCACCTTTAAGTCCAACATACGCGGAACCGTTGGCATCCGCTTCATTAAATCTTATCTCCTGATCATTATCATAGGTTTGAGTAGCTGTAAAGACATTCGCTTCAGATAACCTAATCGCATCTGCTACATCATTCTCTGCTTCTTGAGTAGCATATAAGTTTTGTGTAAAGTTGTCGTTTAAATCACCAGATCTAATAGCAGAACCTGGGTAAAATGTTGATGATAACTGTGAGCTATCTGTATCTCTATAGATTTTAATTGCTACGCCAGTACCTGGAGCAGATCCAAATCTAATTGTCGTTGCATTATGTAAAGTATAATGAGTTGTAAGTGTCTGAACTACTTTATCAAGGCTTACCTTAATATCAGTAGTTTTTAAATATGGGAATGTGAAGGAGAAGTCAACGGTGGAATTGTCTCCTGTATATGTATTTGCAGTTGTTGCCATAATGCTTTATTTAGGCGCTTGTTGTAATTGCTGTATGTAATCTTGTGTTTTTCTAGCTCCTGTAATTCTACCTTGTTTCAACTCTTGATTTCGAGTCTTAATCATTCTTCCTATAGGAGTGTATTGATGGTTATAAGCATCTAATGCATTCCATGCACCATCAAAAGCTCTTTTATGAATTCTACTTAACTCTTTATGGAGTATCATCTGTTTGATAGGGAAGTCATTTTGAGTTTTTAAGCCTCTAGCTTTTTTATATTCCTTTAACTTCTTATTCCAGAATCCATCACTTTCAGTCATTAGCTTAAGTATTTGCTGTTTAAGACCAGCATTCTTAGCTATCCAGTTATTCATAAACTGTCTATCACCTGGATCTAATGGTAATCCAGTATGCTTATTCTTCCTTATCTTTTGAAGACCATCCCATCCTGTAGAGAGTAACCATTGCCTCCAGGGCTCCAAATCACCATTCTGTTTAAATACAGGTAATACAGCATTAAATGCACTGGTAAGTGGATCATGATATCTAATAGGTTTACCTGTATAAATATCTAACATATCTGTCAAGCTATCACCTGACATAAACTTATTAGCATTTAACATATATTGACCATAATCATTCTTAACATCATTCAATTGAGGATGAACAATGTTATTGAGAACAGTTCTCATACCTTTATAAGGTATTAACATATCAGTTTGTTGTGCCCAGAATCTAGTCCATGCACTAGGATCACCAGAAATAAGACCAACTAAAGGTTCGAATCCACCTAAGAACGTATCATTAGTCATATTCATACTAATAGAAAATGAGATCTTTCTAAAGAAGTCTTCTGTTATAGACTGATCTGCTCTATTAGCTTGATATACAACATCAGCAGTTAAACCCATTAATGTATCAAAGGGTTCAAATCCTTTATAACTACGCCATTCACCAGTGATTGGATTCTTAATAGATAACGGTTGCCAACCCATAGCCATCATGCGTCGTCTTTCAGCATCATCTTGAGGACCATTACCAGTAACATTACCTTCTAATGCCCATAAACCAACACCCATAACTACGGTACTACCCATAATTTGTCTACCAAGATATTCAGATTTAAGCGTTTGGAAAGCTAAATCAGCATTCTGTGTAGCATCAATACCATGCTCAGTTAAAGCAGCTAGTTTTTGTTGTCTAGTATGAGCACCTAATACTCTACGTGCTCTAGTCATAGCAGGACCAAGGTTACTCATTGGATTATAAGACCAACCAAGTTCTAATGCATTTACACCAGTTCTAGGGAACATGAATAAGCCTTTAGCAGCTGGTACATGATCTAAGAACCTATCAAGTTGTTGTGTTACTTTATTATCTAAGTTTAATGCTATCTCTTGAGAAGCGAATTTAGCAGCTTTATCAGTTAATAAACCTGTTTCATCAAAAGCATTAGCATATAATTGACGTTGTTTTACATTGAATAATTCATCAAAGTTTAAAGCACCTCTATGAGCATCCATTACTTCATCATATGCTCTAGCACGTGCCATACCACTAGCCATAAAGGAGTTGGTAAAACCATCAATAGCATATAATGCATTAGTACCATATCGTACAAATGGCTGTTTATTCCACCAAGTAAGACCTTTAGCCATATTCCACATAGCTATCTTACCATTCTCTCCATCTCTTTTCCATACTTCAGCCATGGCATCTAGAGCTTCCATGTTTTCCATCTTAGCCATACGCATATCAGCACGACCACGCATCATAGCTTCTTCAGGATACTGCATAGCTAGATTCCATTCCTTCTGCATCATCTTTAAACCACGCCTAAAGTTCTCACCAATACCACCAAAGGTATAGCTAGCACGTTTAAGTATTGCAGCATCGCCTTGCATGGCAGCACCAGCAAAGATTGAAATAGGTTTAGCAAATGTAATTACGGAGTTTCCTACAGCAGCACGTAAAGGAGATAATCCAGATAAAACACTATTAACTCTAACACCGTGTAACCCTTTAACAATTAAACTAGGTATTTCAGGATCTCCATCAATAATACCTTTTTTAAGTAAACCTATATTCTTTTCAGTCCAAACATGTAATTTATGTAATTCATCTACATTACCATTAGTAGCATAATAAGCTTCTTTTAATGGTCTATAATAAGCAGGATCTTCTTTAGCTATTCTAGTTAATTCTTCAGTGAAATCATCACTAGTAGCTCTTATTTGTTTTAATGTTCTATCGAATTCATCAGATTGTCTGGTTATCCATGATACAGTAGCCTCTGGATTACCTGTACCAATCAACCTCTTATATTCACCAGCTTTACCTGAAATATACTTATTAACCCTCATTTCAGTATCAAGTAAGTTTAATTTCTTAAACATTATTTCAAACTGTCTTGAAGTATCAACATTATCACCTAACATTTTAGCAGCAGCAGCAGCATCGGTAACAGTATCAGCAGCTTGCTGTGTTAACATAGCAGATGCTCTCATTTGATTAGGATCAAACATAGTTTCAAGTCCTTTTCTAAATGCATGCGATGTAGCTTTCCATTGATCTTCATCTAATATTGCACTAGAATTGAATACTGATGATTTCATATCATCAACAATAACTTCAAATTCTTTGAAACTTATATCTTTTCCAAATAAAGCTTGAGTCAGGTTATCTACAGACTTATTCATCTGCTCTGCTGTTATTCTAGTTTTACTTCCACCATTAATTATAGCAGCATCAAAATCAGGTTTAAAGGAATTAAATAACTGATCTAATTGTTTAGCACGTTCATTACTATCAATAGACTTCATTAATTGTCTTTGTAAGTCTTCTGATGCTACAGGTGCAGATCTACCATTATAACTACCTATATTATTCTGTATCTGTGTTTGATGTAATTTAGCTTGTAATGGATCAGCTTCTAAATCAGTAACAGCTCTACCAGCATCATCAGGTCCTAAATCATTAACAAAAGCATTATACTGTTGACCTGCTGGATCAGCTTTAATAGCTTCTATCATTTCTTCACTCTGAGCAGCAGCTCTTGCATTCATACGTGGTTGAGTTGCAGCTGATACAGGATCTTCAAATAGTTCTAATTGAATATCACGATTTCTTATTGCTTGTTCAGCTCCAGCATCACGTGGAAATAGTTTAGCTTTCTTACCAAAAGTAAATGCTGCTCCTATTAATTCAACACCGGCAGCTAAGCCAGCAGCTTCCATTACATTCTTTTTCCATCTAGTATCAGGATCGTCGCCAGGTCTAGTAGCCCAAGGTATCCCCCAACCTAACCAGTTATTAAGAGTACCTGCTAGATTATCATCTGTCTTTGAGTGAGATGAGATCATAGCTACACCAGTATCAACACCAGTGTAAGCAGCTATAGTACCTAAAGTAGAAGTATACTTAGGTAAGCTAATAGCTCTTGCTGCAACAGCAGCTTTAGCTCCACCTACAAGCCAAGTACCACCAACTAATGAAGGTATAATAACAGAAGATGCGTCTCGTATTAGTTTATGTGCAGGAGCATCAGATCTTGGTGAATTCTTGTCCCACCAATTATCTATAGGTTTAAGCCAAGGCACAAGTCCTATAGCATCTGCGGCAAAGTCTCCTACACCTAAAGCTGCTGAGTCTAAAGCCCATTTTGCTTGTCCAATTACAGGTATTTTATGGGACCAATCACTTAGAGTATCAGTAGACCCTTCATCATCATGACCTGCTTGATTCTTAGCTTCTACATTCTCAATCTCATCTGGAAGCTCTGGTGCATTAGTATCTTGAGGATTATAATCTTGTTTTTCTGCATCCACTAGAGCCCTATGCTGAACGTAATGCTCAGGTAATTCAGGGTTTATTTCTAGATTTTCTAGATCTTCAGGATTAAGCGGTGGCATAAGCTGTTCCTCCTATAGGAAATCCGTTTTCTAGCATATATGTAGTAGCTTCTGGTCGAAGCCAAGATACACGGTAAAAACCAGCATTTGAATCAGAATCCTCTTGTTCCATATTCTGTGTATCATCTAATATCATTTGATCAATCTCTGAATCGACTTGTATTGGGTGATACTGTTTACTTCTGTATAAAATTTCAAATAATTTATCTTGGTTATCTTTATTGAATCGTGTAGTATAAGGTATACCACCCGCTTCAGCTGCTGATTTCAATTGATCAGATGTAAATCCATATGCTCCAGCTGCTTCTATACTACCATTCTCAAATAGTTGTAATATTTCTCTAAATGTACCACCTGTTAATGTGAAATCATAAGTATCTATACTATTTACACCAGGTCCTATAGAATTATAATCATTATTATAAGGTTTTCTAGCAATAGATCTAACCTTATCATATATAGGTTTTTGGTATGGTATATTAGACATACTACCATCTTCTTTTGGTGAAGCAGCAGCTTTGTTTACATCAACAAAGTTCAGAGTATTAAGCAAGCGTCTTACATTAGGACTAATTTTTTGTATTTCATCAGAAAATCTTTTAGTATAGTTCTCTGGTAATGGTTGTATATTTGATGAACCTTTTAATTTAATTTCAGCATCAATAGCTCTTTGAGTTTGAGCTACCATGAAATCAATTGCACTGATTTTACCTCTTGTCAGTCTTTGCACTTCCATTGCCATTGGAGGTAATTTAGGATTTAAACCTCTATTAGCTGTAGCTGATATAGAAATCACCTCTGGAAGTGATATATATTGTTGAGTAAATATATTACCTGGATTTGCAGAAAGATCTTCAAGTAATTTTTTTTCATCAGGTCTAACATGAGTAGCTGTAGAATCAGCTTGCCATTTCCAAAACTCTCTTGTACCATCAGGTTGAATTTCCCCAGCTCTGTATTCCCCGTCTGGGTTTTTAATCCTTTGAGTAATAATATCTACAGTCTTTTCATAAGACGCTTCATGGCTTAATCCTTGTACTCTATAGTCCCTATATAGACCAGATGCTTCTGAAAGAGCTGCTAATTCAGCATCTTTACGTGTAGCATTACCAGCACCAAGATTATTTTTAGGTATAATTAGATTTAATTCTTCAGTTATTCTGTATTTAAGTTTTTCTAATGTACCATCTTCACCCCGTTGAGGTAAGAGTCTATTCCTTTTATTAACTTCAGCTCTTACTAATCTATCTGTTTCTTCACTAAAGTTCCAATCTTTGATGTCGTTATCAGTAATAACTTCATTACGTTCAGCTCTAGCAAATAAAGCGGCAGTACCTTCAGCATCATTAATTGTAGTTCTATGGGTACTTAATCTTCCTGTAATATGGGTTGCAGTTTTAGTAAGATTGTTTTTTTCAGCAGACTTCAAAAGATTTATCCATTCTTCTGTATTCATATCTTCTGTCTTTTCTAGCCTGACAACTTCATTTAACATTTCGTTATCATGTGCATTTCTCAAATGAGCCTGTGCACCAGAAATTTTATCCCTTTCTGTTGCTGCTTTATTATAAGCCTGTTCAATTTGAAAGAATTCTTCTTTAAAGTAATGTCCAAATTTTACTTTACCTGCTTGCCCTTTAACCTCCATTTCAAGATTTTCTAGATCATTAAGATCTATTCTATCTATATCAATTAAACCGTTCTGTAACGCATATGAAAAGCCTCTAACTAATTTCTTTTTAGCTCTTTGGTTTTGATACCTTCCACCTTCAGGGCCTGTATAATGCTTTAAGAAAAGCTGAGCAGCTTGTCCAGAATCACCTTTCGCTTGATCCAAGAAACCAGAGAAGACATTAGCTTCATCTCGATCAAACTTATTAATATTACCTTGCTCTTCTTTTTTTACTCTTGCTTTTATATATGCTGCATCAGCCTTTTCTGCAATTTCCCAGGCACCTGAAGTCTCCCAGATATTAGCTGAAGGCCATCTCTCACCAAATTCATCCCTTTTTTCCCTTCTTATTAAACGAAGGATTTCTGTAAGTTGTTCTGAATTAGATGCATTTAAAGTTACTTTAATACCTTCACCGTCACCACCAAGATCAAATTCATGGTCTTGATATTCTTCATATATATTAGGAAGGTTTCTAGCTAATGCAATTGCAGACTGTTTAGCTACCCTTAAACCTCTAAATGCACCATTATTTCTTATTCTATGAATAACATCTAATGGTACACCGTCTAATTCTAATTCAGCTAAAGCAGCTTGTCTAGATGACTCCTCGTTAAAAATATGATCTTCAATCTGTCTTACAGCATCATACTTTTTCCAACCGATACCATGCTGTTCTTTAAGATCTTTAGCATAATTATTAGCGTCTTTATCACGTTTTGTATGCCAAGCTTTAGCTACTTTTGCACCGCTATCTGTTATATTAAGTAAAGATTCCCAATCTTTTTGATGTTGCTTAGCTTTAACACCTTCATTATTGATAAGTGTTTCAAACTGTTTCCACTTAGCACCAGCTAATTTATCAGCATAACCTCTTCTTAACTGATGATTAAGATTGGCGTTTTCCTTTTCTACTCTAGCATTGTTTTCTAAAGCGTTGACAATTCTATCTGATTGTCTGACATTTTCAGCAAGTTCGCGCTCCATACCCCTTAGGGCTTCTACGCCTTGCTCTCTAATCTTTTTACCAGGATCTGGTATGTTTACAGGGTCAAACCCTTTTGTTTCAGCGTACGAATTATACATTGAATTTTAAGTTAATTTTTCAAATTCTACGTCCAGCTTACTGTAATCAACGTAGTAGAAACCATCTTTTTCAGTTGTTCCAACGGCGTCTTCACGACCCATTTCTATTAAATCTTGAGCGGATGTACCTATATAAGTAGGACCATGTTTACCATCAAATCTGTACTTAAATGTATACTTGGGTATGCCTTTCTTAGAAGTACCTACACGTGTTATATCATATTTAAGTCTATCATCAGAAAACAGACTAACAGCACTAGCAGCCATACCTACAACACCTGCTATCTTTTGGAACATGCTAGGTTTAGATACAGCACCTTTAATAGGTGCAACAGAATCCCATCTCTCTTGACTTGGTGGTCCTGGTGGTGCTTTTGTTTCTGGTTTAGGTATTTCAAATGGTGGCGGTAAAGATGGTTTTTGAATAGGTTTACCCATTTTTTTATTTTCAGCTGCTAAGTCAGCACCTAACTTCTTAAGACCTACTGCTGCTTGATCAGCTTGTAATTGTTGATAAGCACTATACTGACTATGCTGTAATTGCTTTTGTTTGTAACCTGTTGCTTTAGTAGTTTGAACTATTTCGTTAGCTATTTGAGTATAATTAAGTTGACCTTTATCTTTAGTAGATGCTAATTTTGAAGCTACTTGTTCCATCTTTAACCCATATGCTTCTTTATCGCTAGTAAGCATATCAAGAAGCTGAGTTTGCCCTTGACCTTGTTGGAATAATACTGCTTGTAAATTCCTTCTAGCAGTACGTCCTGTCTGACCCGTAGCTCTAGCAGACCCAGCCTTTTGTAGTGCATTTAAATCAAGGTCTCTTCTTTTACCAGCAACCTTTTTCTCAGCTGACTCTAAATCAAATAGTAAACTACGAGCACTAAATTGAGCATCTTTAGTAGCATTTCGTAGATCTTGAGCAGTACTTACTTTCTTTATACCTGCTGTTTCTTTCTTAAACTGAAGATCCATTAACAGGTTTTCATTTTTAAATCCAATATCCTTTAATCTTTCATTCCACTTTCTATTATTATCGCTGACAGAAATCTCTTGAGCTAAACTATTATAATCAAGCTGTTTATCATAAGCTTTCTGACTAGCATTATAAGCTGCCATTTGATTAGCATAATCAAAAGTCTGCATCTTATCCTTATAGTCCCATTGATCTTGAGCTTGTTTATTCTTAACCGTTCTTACAGCCTCAGCATTCTTAACCTGCAGGTCATGCATATCTACTTGATTAGCATGATCAATATTCATCTGGTCCCATTCATACTGATGCTTTTTAGTATCATATTCAAATTGCTTTTTAACCTGCTTTTTATTGGAACCCCCACCTCCGCTCATAATGTTACTCTCCTAATTTCTTTTTAAATAATTGTCTAATTTTTAAAGATACTTCCTCCATTTTAGCAGTCCCTTGTGTCAGAAGAGCAACAATAGGAAATACTTCATGATGAGTATCACGCCAAACATGACCATATATTTGATCAGTTTCATCTCCTTGTTCCCATTGGTTAGCAGCTATCCATGCATTCCACATAGATAGATGTTGAGAATGTAGAGTATCTCTATAAGCTTGAAAGAAAGGATTAGAAGGAAGCTTAATAAATAACCATTCTACAGCTTCTAATAATTGTTCTCGTGTTAATTCTTGATCTTGATCAAAGATGTCATCGACTGTTCTTGATACACAAGCTAACTTCCATAAATAATCACGAGCTGCATAGTTTTCACCTGCAGCTTCTGAGATGATTAATAAAGTAGCTTCTTCGTAAACCTCACGTTCTTTCTGAGTGGTCATTTTCGTCTATAATAACGGGGTGAATAAGTACCTTCCCATGAGCATGATGTCAATGCCATAGGAAAAGGAGAGTTACTGAATACTCTTAATGTATAACTATCTGTACGTTGATGTATAGGTACAGTAAAGGTTGATTGTTTATCTAAAGGGACATCATCACTTAGATAATAATTAGCTTCTTGTGTAGGCAGTAAAGTGAACCAATTATCTACATATACTTCAATATCATCAGGTAGTGTTGCAATTCTTAATTGAGCGTTTGCGCCACCAGTAGCAACAGTTATAATATCATTTATCTTATAACCTGTTCCAGATTGATTCACAGTACAAGCAGTTATTTTACCTGTAGATGTAGTTATATCAACTGTTAATCCTGTACCAGATCCTCCAGTAGTAGCAATATTACTACCATTAGAATATCCAGTACCAAGTGTAAGACCAGACTCTACAGGAAATGTAGTCTTTGCAGGAGCTGTGCCGAATGTAACTGTTACATGATCTTCAAGAGTAGAATGATCAGTAAGTGTATATTGACTCTTTCGATCATCAGAGCTACCTGAAAATGTTGTTACCAATGTTTGTTTAGCTTTATTCCTTTTGACAATTACATCACTTTTATCTATCACTTTGAAATTAGGATGAAAGGCAGTAGTAGTACCATCAGCTGTGAATGATTCAGTCTCTGCTTGTACTCCTTTCCTCTTTATTTTAAAACCTACAACACTAGATTGTCCAATAGAAAACTTCATTCTAGCTATAGTAAGGTTAGCTGTATAATCAGCCATCTTACCATCAGGTGTTTTTTGATAGTAAAGTTTAGGTAAAGTTATATCATAATTATATTTATAACCTAAGAATACATTAGCTGCAAAAGTTGATAAATCCTTACGTGGTACTGTATAATAATTTACACTATTAACAGTGACACGTCCTGGTGTAATTGTAAGTCCAGATTCAGTAGTTCCAGTCCAGTCATCACTAGCATTACCAGAAATAACTACAACAGGATTTAATGCTGTTATATTACTAAAAGGTATTTCACAATAAGATCCATTATATACCACAGCTGTACCAGCCGCAGCAGATCCACCACCACCACTGAATGTAACAGCAGGTGGGTTTGCAGGGTCATAACCTTTACCAGGATTAGTAATAGTAATACCTGTTACTTCTCCACCACTGACTGATGCAGTCCCTGTAGCTTGTGTACCACTAGCAGGTGCTGCAATAGCTACAGTAGGAGTACCTGAATAACCAGACCCTTCATTAGTTATTGTTACGCTTTCTATAGGATACTGACTTACAGCTGTTGTAGCTTTATAAAAGTCCATATGAGGATTAACCTGTATACCCTCTGCAGTCACTATAATCTCCTCTTCAGGAGTTTGAGTCATAGTAGCACTGCATAAGTTATATCTTGCTGCAGTACTAGAACCAGTTTTTATAACCGAATACATAGTATCTGCATCAACAGTTACATAGTGTACATCACCTGGTAACTGCCAATTAAACCATGTCTGCATTATATCTCTATCACCATCATTATAAGTACGGAAGAAGTATACTTTATCTAAAGTCTTACCATACATTGCAATGAAACTATTCTGAGGACTAGCAGTTAAACTATCAATAGTAGCAGGTATATACTCAGCTACTACACGTCCTACGTCTACAACCTTTGGTGTTTGACCTATACCTTGTGGTTGGAAAGAAAATACTCTAGTAAAACCAGCTGTATCATGTGTCTTACTTACAAAACTTACAGACGTACCAGTATCTACAGGATCTATTTTGGTATCCATTCTGAAATTAGACAGACCACGTATCAATGCTGTGTTTGGTGTTAAATTACCATCAGCTGAAAACATAAGAAACTGCTGATTCTGACTAAAAAGTAGTAGACCACTAGCTGAAGGTACAATGCCATGTAGAACAGCAGGTTTAGTACTAGAACAGCTGATATCTATAGGATCATCATCAGTAGATATCTGAGCTGTTGTCATATAAAAATTATAGAAATCAGCAGACTTACTTAATGAAACATTATCTTCTGTTAAAAAACCAAGTCTATTATTATAATAAAAAGCTTGTTGTATAGTCTTACCATTAAATGATGGATGTTCATTTGTTGTATCATCACCTACAATTCTATCAGTATAGCTAATCTGTGAAAATGTAAAATGGTTTCTTACATCATTATATAGTTTATGAGGTAATGTGGCATCTGTAAGTCCTGGAGACACATTAGGTGCTATAGTTTCTTCCCATACACCTGGTCCATTATCACCATCAGTTGCTACAAATTTAGTATAGTAAGTATCATAAGCAGAAGCTGTATTATTTATTGTTACTTTACGGTCATGGTCACTTTCAGCTGGTAAATCAGTAATAAGATCAACTGTATTTTGATAAACAGTTAAAGCTGAACCAGTTCTACCACCTGTTACAGTAACTGTAAAAGCAGAAGTACCTGTTAATTCAAGGGTAGTTCCAATTATTTCAGCAGTTATACCACTTATACCATTTATACCACTAGCTGCACTAGTGTGTGCATATTCGTTATCACCAGATTCAGTACCAGCTCGTAAGTCACTTAATATATCATTAGCACTAAGGAAGTAAGTATTATCAGCATCATTAACCGCAGTATCACCAGCTCTAGTTTTACATGTAGCTACATAAGTAGTACCACCTGTAACTAATGTAACCTCATATTTAGAACTGTATTCTACTGAGTGTATTCTAATAGTAGCTTTTTTATTAGCTGTAAAAGAAGGAACTGCTTGTGTAGTAATTACCCTATTTTTATTTGTAATAATAGTAGTATCTCTAATAGTTAAGAAATCATAATCTTCTGCACTTGTGGAAGCTACAGCGTCAGCTGTTTCTTTCTTACCTAAGTAATCCCTAGCATCAGTACCATAAGTCATATGACACTTTTTAAAGACACCATTTGATATAGTAGCTACATCACATGTACCACTTGAACCACCAGGAATAGTAATCGTTTCATCAACAGCATATCCTTTACCGCCATCAATGACTTCTAAACCTGTTATAGCACCAGTACTGACAGAAGTTATTCTAAGTGTCAATCCAGTACCAGACCCATCTGAAGTTGTATTAAGGTATGTACCAACAGCCCCAGCTGAATAACCAGATCCACCTACAATAGTATCAACAGTCACTACCACTGCGTCATCAAGTATAGTATTCCATACATGTATTTCACCATAAGAGGCTGTACTTTTACCTACTATACATCCTATATATTTTTCATCTGTATCACGGTTATAATAAAACCATTTAGCATTATCTAAATCTGTAGCATCAAAGTCTGAACCTCCAGTAGTTATACCATCAGCTAACTCTGCTATAAATTTGAAACCTGGTCTTTTAGTAAGACCAAATGTAGGATCAGGGTAAGCATTAATTGCTTCAGTTACTTGCCCTGAGATTTTTTTATCGTCGGGTTGGTTAGATACCCCACCTAAGAAATTAGGTATTGTTTGAGTTACAGCTGCCATTATCGGTATAGAGCTTTATAAGGTTGATAAGCATCATAAGGTTTCTTACCTCTTTGATGCCCGAAGAATGTATAATCACCTTGCCTGCATTCATACTCTAAGGCTTGTGATCTATTCCATTGTTCTTTTTGTGAAAGCATTTGATACTGTTGAGGATCACCAACTATCCTGCTAGATACAATACTAGCTGTTCTTGCTACAATATAGTCTTGAACAGGTATAGGTAATTCAACCCAGTCATAAAGATATACAACATTGCATCTCACACCTTCAGACCACTTAGTTGAATCCCAAGTAAAGGTATGATTTACTTTTTCATATAATTTTAAAATACCGTCACTTAGGTCTTTTTTTCTAATAGCTTCATATTGATTATCTACTTCATCATGTAAATCTATTTGTAATATATTATTTGCTATCTGTATTTCATTATCTGAATCAGGAGTAAATTTAACATACTCCTCTGTATTAAACGTCCAGCCTTCTGCCTGTACTTCTCGTGAAACATTAGTTAATGTATCGTAAGCAATCGCAACGTCCGGGTTGGTTTGATCGAGGGTGGTGACAGGTGCCTGACCCACAGACGCCAGTATTTCATTGACAGCAGGTAGTTCTTCAGCAGCGTTAGTGGTAGGGTAAGCCATAGTTAATATTTGTAAATAAAAAAAAGGGAGCCGAAGCCCCCTATATTGAGGTTAGTCACCTCTTGCTTGTGTATCACCGCCGTCTGCTTCGACACCAGTGTCACCGTCTTGCCCTACATAGGCTGTACGGAAACACATGGTTTCAGAGTAGACTTCAGATTTCAAAGCTACAGCACCACCTTGGGTGCCTGCTACAGAAAATCTAAGAGCAGTGGATTTGTTTCCATCTAAATTGTTACCAGCTAGGGTACCTGTTACAGTAGCGTATGGTAAACTAGCACCTGCATCAATTAGTGTTTTAGTTGGCCCGCAGACACCATTATTGCCTGCGGCCACTGATGCGTTTACAATAGCCATAATTATTTATATTAAATTATAGAGAACTTGCATCTGCAAAGTCAGTAGAATAATTAAGAATTGCTCTACCATATTCTACAGGACTAGGAGGATTCATTGTTTCTGAACCTACTCCAGTTTTAGAAGAAGGTGCATCAAGTGATCCAAGTCCATTAGCAGCAGAAATAGTTTTCTTTGATGTTGTTCCTGGTTTAACTGACATGATTAACCTCAAGCAGTTTGTATTTCAATTGCAGCAGCAGGGTTCAATGTACCTACACCCATTGCCAGACGTCCAACGATCAAGTCGCCTTGATACATTGTCTTAACGTCAGCTCCAGTTGTTTGTACTTGTGGTCCGATTGCTTCTACAACACCAGCCGCATCCTTCTGATAAATCAAACCTGCATGTGCAGCGAAAGCACCGGAATAATCGTTGTTTTCACCAGACTGCTTATTGATAGTACCAGCTTGGAAAGGTAGGTTGTTGGAACGTTGGATGTTGATACCGGCAATAGATACCAGACCTTCACCCGAGTTCAAGTTACCTTGTGTATTACCGTAGTCACGGTTAAGGATGTTTGAATCAACCTGAGATACGAGAGCGTAGTACTGGCGAGGTGCGAGTACTGCAGTTCTACCAGTCTTAGGTAGGTTCTTTTCATCAAGGATTGAAGCTGCCTCAAAGAATGCATCCACCAATTTCTGAGCATCATACTCGTTGTTGCTACCAATCTTGATAACTGAACCGCCTGGCTCTGGGCCTGGTGATGCAGTGATTGGATGAGCTTCACGAGCTGCTAGTGCGATGGTACGGAATACCTTCTTATCATATGCTTCGGCCAAAGCGTGACCGATCTTCTTGCTGATTTCACTTCTGAGTGAGTAATGAGCAAGTGTTTCATCTAGATCGTATACGAAAGCAGAACTTATGAGAAGGTCGTCACAGACGATCGTCTTCTCTGCTACTGGTGGATCACCCGATCCAAGAATCGGTTCCCCAGGAGTATGATAAGCTGCTTGCATACGGCCAGTGAAGATGAACTGTAGACTCTTACCGTTCTTTAGTTGACGGTTCTGTACAGTTCCTTTAGCTATCGTTGCTGACTCATAAGCTTTGAAAAG